GGTGCCTGCCGTGAGCGCGTTTTGCAGGATTAGATCGTCGTCGCTTCTGCGCCCGACGCGAGTGATTTCGATCGGGCAGCGATCGCTCATAAAGCTTGTTTTGAATATCGCGTGTATGATAAAAACGGTAGTTTTGATTAGAGGGACGTAGAGCTTTGAGCGGCTACGCTCGGAGTTTTTGAGCTTGCTAGTTCGCTTGTCGTCTTTGTATGTGGCTAGAAACGCCGCTTCGCATTTTAAAAATCTTTCTTTATGGTTTTCAAGATCTCTAAACGCTTTTTCGATTAAATTTAAATCGTTATCCATCTAAACGCCGTCCTTACTTCACAGCCCGGCAAAGCCCGTCTTTACGAGCGGGGATTTCATCCCCCGCGCCCCTCTGAAGCACATCGCCGCTTCCGGCGGCGCCGTATTTAAATAAATGCCAAACCCTGCAAGCGTAATAAAAACAGTAAATTTTCCATTTAGCGACTCCTAGCTCGCTCATCATCTCTTTTAAAGTTTCATCGGCTAATTCATAAGAGCTTTTATCGCATAAATAGTCGTGGACTACGACAGCACTTAAATACTCCGGAGAATTAGGCGGAAATACGCTCCACAGCATACGAGGCACGTTAGCCCCGTTCGTTTTGTAGCCTTTCGGCACTTCTACCGTTATTTCTTCTACTAATTCGCTTTTAAAGATCGGCATAGTTACGCTATAAGGCTCTACTAACTCGAATCTATCCTTTGAATAAGGCTTAAGCACGGGTCTTTTTATCTCCGCAGACGAGCTAAGCCCGTCTTTACGGCAAGCCCCGTCGGCTTGACCTCGCGCTAAAGATGCGTCCGACTTCGCGGACTGCGGTTTTAGGTTCTCGTTCATTTATTATCCTCGCCCAAGTCTATCTCTATAACCTCGTTAAAGCTTATCGCTTCTAGCTCCTCTTTGCTTTCGGCTTTGTTTATGGCAGATTCGTATTGCCATTTTAAATTCTTAAGAAATATACCGGCAATTCCTATTGCTTTTTCTATTCTTTCAAGGTCTTGTAAGGTTACCGGCACAAACTTATCGTTATACATTCTAAATTCTTTTTTAGGTAGCCACTCATAGTTATTTTTCATAACTGCGGCGTTTATAAGGTACTCATATCCGCCGTCAATGACTCCGAACCCCTTTAAATTTATAGCCGACTTATCGGTCATTTTTGCGGCCCACTCGTTTAGGCTAGCTAGTTTATTAAGCCTTAATTCCTCAAGGCTTATTTCTTTAGGCTTATTTAGTTCCTCAAGCTCTTTTTTAGTTAGGGGGATTAGCCCTAGCTCTTGTATTCTTTGCTTTAGTAGTTCTTTGCTTACGTCGTCATCGTAAGCAAAGATTTCTCCGCTTGGGTTTTTGTATCGTTTCATAGCTTGTCCTTTATCTTAGTTCGAACCATTGCTCTATCTTTCCGCTGGCAAAGACTATCCTATAAGTAGCTCCCGCGGGAACGATAATAGAAAAACATGTGCCCCCTGGATTACCTTCTCTTGTCGTAGCGCAAACTCTACCGTTCATATAAAAGTAAGATGTCGAGGAGGCGGAGGTGCCGCCTTTCGGCGGGGCTGAGCTAGCTACTACGTAAATCGGTCTTCCAGTCGTGTTCTCATAGGTTTCGTGTACCCTTCTTTGCGACGTAACGTCTTTATATTCTTGCCCTGCGCCTAAGCTTTTATTAATATCCTCCCACCCACCGCTTTCGCTGCCGTTAGCCCAAAAATGCAATATCCTGTGAGAAGGATGCTCGAAACATAAGACTTGCAAATCGGAGCTTTCAGGGTGTCTTAAGACTAAGAAGTGGGCGTATCTTGCGGGTTTATTTACGTAGCCGCCGACGTCTGAATTAAACCAGTAAAACCCCGGTTTTATTTTCACCCAGTAATCTTTAGAGTTCATATCTCCCGCGGGTAAAGGCGCTTCATTGGTATAGGCGTTAAAATCGGTATTTTTTATAAAAGACGAAGCTGCGGTTTTTTCTAGGTATTTTTCATCGCTTTGGGTTTTAGAGTAAACCTCCCCTTTCCCCATAAACTTCTCGTCCGCTTCGGTTTGCTTTAAAAAGGTCTCTTCGGACTCTTCTTTGCTTGCGGCGATTAAAGAGTCTATTTTAACCGATGAATACGTTTTTACCGCATAAGCCGCCTCGTCGGATATTAATTCCGCCGCGTCTCCCTTTTCTCCTTTTTCTCCCTTTTCTCCTTTTTCTCCCTTTTCTCCTTTTTCTCCCTTTTCTCCTTTTTCTCCTTTTTCTCCTTTTTCTCCGCGCAACCCCCCGGACGTTATGTCGTCGATTTTTGCTTCTACTTCGCTAAATTTCGCGCTTAAGGCCGCATATTTTTCATAATCCGCCCTAAATTTTTCCTTATCGGAGGCAAAAGACCTAAGTTCGTTTTTCAAGTCGTTTTTAAGAGCCGAAATAGTTTTAATCGCTTCTTTTGCTTCCAGCGCATTCGCGCTAGATTCTTCCGCCTTTCGCACGATCTCTTCGTATCTCTCCAATAAATAATCTATCATTTGCGTAAATTTATCAAATCGCACCGTATCTCCTTTGTCTACTTTTATGCGTTCTTTGAGCTAAAACGCGGTCTAGCCGCTCGCATTCGCATATTTTAAAAAGTCTAACGCCTTCGTGTTTATCCATCGCTCTAAAAAAAGCGTTAAAAGCTTTTACTTCGGCTTTATCGTAAATCCCGACTCGTTTAATCATATATTCGTCGAGATTTTCGATAAAATTTACGTCTACGCTAAACTCGCCGCCTCTATCGTTTAACGGCGCTACGTAAGGTCTTAGGTCGCCGATTTTCGGGGCGGATACTAATTGAGCGAAATCGCATTCGCCCTCCCCGGCTACTACTAAAAATTTAACGCCGTTAAACGTATAATAATCTCTTAGTTTCGTATTTAGCGCTAGCTCGTGCGTGCCGCTTCGTATATTCCGCTCGGATAACAAAATACCGTATGCGCTAAAAAGCTTTAACTCCCCGCTATCGCTAAATTTAACCGCTCTTTTTATTTCCATATACCGCTTAGCACTCCGCTTGCTTCTTTTTGAGCCGCTAGTTGCCTATCGACGCGCTCTTTTTCCATATTAAACATCTTTTTTTGATACTTTTGCTTTTGATACGCGTCGTAAACCGATCCGACGCCGCTTAGTACGGAACCTATATTACCGAGCGCGCCGGCGACGCCGCCGCCGAACATATCTTTAAAGCCCCATTCGTTTCCCGAACCGCTACCGCCGGCGGCGACGCCGTTTCGTATCTTTAGCCCTACGTCCAAGTCGGATGCGGCCGGCGGCGTAACGCCTTGAGAGTTCGCGCCTAGTCCGCTAACGGCTTCAAAACCGTCGTCGAGACCCAACCCCATCTTCGTATATTTACCGACGTACGAATTTTCTAAACCTACGCTATCGCTCATAACCTATCCTTTTTTATTTAATTTTTTCAAATTTTTAAGCCTAAAAAAAGGGGCTAATCGGCCCATTTCATATTCGGCTCTATAGAGCTAAAAAAGCCGTATCCTCCGGCCAAACTCTCGTCTTGCCTAGACGTTACGTAAGCGTTTATTCCGGCGTATTTTTGCCTATCGGGCTTTACGTAGCTTAAGATATGCGAGTACGGTTCGTTTAAAGTTAGCGGCGCGTAAGCGTAATTGCCGGGAGCCGTAGAATTATATACGTCTCCTCCGGCAAAGTATATATACGCCTCGGTCGAAGTTATAATATTATAAAATGCCTCGTCGGCTTGTTTTTTATACGCTTGCCATTCGTTAAATTTAGCAAGCCACTCCTCATACATTCGTTTATAGCGCTCGTTCGCATCGGCGATTTGTTTTACGGCCGAGTAAATACTATAAGCTCCGCTTGCTATTTTAACCCCCGCCGCTATACCCGCCGGCACGTACGCCTCTAATACCGGAGCTAGCGCCTTACCTATAACTCCGCCGGCTACGTAAAAAGTAGCTATAGAGGCGACGGCCGAAATCGCGGCTCGTATTACCTCTAAATTTTTATTTATAACGTTTGAACCCAGTAAAGCCCGCTCTAGCGATCCGATAGCCGCAAGCGTCGCATTCGTTAAGCCGCCTTGATTTACGAGATTGTCCGTATGCGCGACGATAAACGGTAACGCCCACGTTTGCCCGGTAGTTATCGCTCCGTATACGGCCGCTACGATAGCGGCCGTATTTATAAGGGCGCCCAGTCCTTTTTTATAGTCCCGCTTAGCCTGCTTAACGTTGCCGACGCTCAAATTTAAAGTTCCGCTAACCGTATGCTCTATAGCGCCGGCGGCGTATTTTCCTATATTTTTAGCGAGCGACCCGGTTTGCGAAATTATTCTGCCGACTTTTCCGCCGACTATTCCGCCGACGGCTTGCAGCGGAGCGCCTATAATCTGCCCCGCTATTTTAAGAGGAGCGCCCGCTATTTTCCCGACCGCTTTTGCGACCTTACCCATAGTAAGCCTTTAATCTCGACAAAAAATCCCTTTTAAATTTATACTCGTCTTTAAAATTCGTAGGCTCTAACATATCTTTAAAACTAAAAACGTCCTTTGAATATATATAAACGTCTCCGTCGCCCAAAAGAGCTAAAATTTGAGTATAAAACCAAAAAGAAAACGATTTTTTACGATAAAACGGATCTATATAAAAGTGCGTGAGGCTTACCCCGCGCTCGCCGTTTATAAAAAAAGCGAACGCTACGATTTGCGCGTTTTCGTCTTTTACGCAGTATCCCGCGCCGCGTTTTAGATGCCTTAGCATCTCTCTTTTTACGTTTTTAGCCTTAGTGGCCTTAAAAACGATACCGGCGCATACGTCTATATCGCGCTTCTTAATCGGCTCGATTAACGGCGAAACTTGCATAAATATTTCCGAATCCGCTTGCCGAAAACAGCCATCTGCCGCCCCTATCTTCGTCCAAAAACAAGCCCAATTCCGCAAGCGCGCTAATATCCAAGCTATGCCCGATTCGCTCCTTATACCCCAGCGTCTTTATATCGCCGAAAATCGTCTTTATCGCTACGGCTTCGCATTCGTTGGCTTTAGTCGGCGTAGCGTGCGCTTTTACGCCGTATATATTTAAATTTTTAGCCCATTTGAGCGATCTCAAATACCCTTCTTTGCTTACCGAGAGCGGACTAGAGTCTTTTAAATTAGCCGTTACGTTCGCGCCCGATATCTCTTTTTTAAAGCCGTTTTTGCTAAGGATAAAGCATGCGTACGCCTCGCATAAAGGCATATCTATCTTTAGCTCGCTAAATATTTTTTTCGTATCCGGATTTATAAAATTCGCGCCCAGTATCGCTACGCTATCAAAATCCGCATTCAACAGCGTTTGAGCCTTTTTAATCGCGCTTGCGCCGCTACCGCACAAATTCGCGTCTATCTCGAGTAAAGAAAAGTCGTATTTAAATTCTCTGGCAAAACAAGACGCTATATAGCCGACGTTAGACTTTACGGTCGGTAAAGTTTTATCCTCGCTATATCCTAAGCTAGGACTAGCTACGTATATAAACGCCGCCTTCCCGAACGGTTTAACGCTCTTAATTCTTTCTCTTATCGCCTCTCTTAGCGCCTCGTGCGGATACCGTCCGTCCGATTCTAAATTTAAACGAAAATCGCCGTTTTCGTCTTTATTCTCGCCTATCTCGTAAAAATACGAGCGTATTCCGATTTTAGCCATTTGCCGCTTCCTTTAAACGATCGTATAAGTCTATAAATTTTACCTTATCGTATTCTATACCGCTTACCCACTCGTCGCTAAACGCGCCCGGATAAAGTTTATCTAGCTCCAGCCAAAACATAAGCCACGAAAAACTATCGATGCCGGCTTTTAAAAGCGCGTCGTTTTCGCCTACCTCGTCGCCGCGTTCGCCTTTTACGATTTTATTAACGTTTCGCATAAATTTATCAATCGACATATAAGCTCTCCTTTTGAGTATATTTTTCGGAGCCGACCGAGATTTCGCACGTTATTTCCGTTTTTCCGCCGGCGCTAAATACGTGCCTTACTTTTTGCGTCGTATAGGCTTGTCCCTCGATCGTCCACGTAAAAACTACCCTACTTAAATCTATTCCCGCCGCTAGACAATAAAGGCTGGTCGGTTCGCCCTTTTTAATATCGCGTTTAGTTATAATTCTAAACACCGGCTTTGCGTCGGCGCTTTTGTCTAGTTCGTTAAAATCGACGTTTATAGGCTCGAATCTCGGCACGTCGATTTGCTTTGCGGTTAGTTCTTTCATTCCTATATCCAGAAGATTCTTTTTTACCGTTTCGTGTAATTTTTCGTTTATAATATTAAAGTCTTTATCGTCGCTTAATACTTTTAAATAGTTGTTTAAGTGTTCTCCGCGCTTGATTACGGCGTTATCGTTGGCCGATTTTATCAAAACGTCCCTTTTTTCGTTTTCGGCCACGTTTGCTATATATACGCCCAAAAGCTGCGCCTCTTTTATTCTTACGCCCGCTTGTAAATCCGCCTTTCGCAGCGCTTCGTTTCGGCTTTGCATCTTCGTAAGAGCTAGACTCGCCAACCCCACTTCTTGATCTATTCTAGTCTTTAGCACGCCCTCTTCTACCTGCGAAACCTGAGCTTCGCGCTGCTCTTTTTCGCTTATCTCCTGCTCATAGGCGACGCCTAGCCTTAAAGCCGCATCGCAAGCCCCGCCGATTAACGCCGTTAAGGTCTTACTTTTAAAATCGGCGTAAGCGACGGCTTTTTCTTGTTCGGTTACGGCGAATTTTTTTAATCCGCTCGTAAAGCTCGCTTCGCTTTGCTTGAAAATTTCGCTGTTTACGAAAAGTTTTTCGATCTGCTTAAATCTAGCGCTAAATACCTCTATTTCGCCCATTTTTATACCTTTACGTATTTAGTTCTTATATCTTTGCTCTCGCTTAACGCGCAATTAATCTGCCTAACTTTGCTTAGCTCCATCTCGAAAAGTTTTTTATAGTGCGCCGATAGATTTATACTATCGCTTCGCATCTGTTTTTGGATAGCCAAGTGCATAACGTAATAAATCACGCACTCGGTCATAAACTCTTTGATATAAAGCTCGTCGTTTAGGTCGTTTACGCGCTTAAACGCGTTATAAATCAACTCGAACGTCCCGCTATTTTCGCTCACCCTTATGCCGTCGTCCGCGAAGCACGCCCTAGGCTCGTTACTTTCGATATATCCGTTTAAGCTTTTTACGGCTATTTTTTTATTATCTATATAAGCGGCTACGGGTTCTAGCAAATCGTGCGGATAAGGATAAAAATTTAAATTTTTTTCAAGCGAAAAGCTAAGCGTTCTTTTAAACATCCTTAGCTCCCCGGCTAGAGCGATGTAAGCCAAATTGATATAATCTATCAGCTCGTTATCGCTCCAAATCTCCGGGTCGTTTTCAACGTCTATTCTTAGCCTCGCTTTAACCGAGGCTAAAATATCGCCTAAATTTACCATCAATACTCTTCTATGTAAGTAGACGGCGTAAAATACACTACGCGAACGGCGACCTTGCCCTTAGTAACGTTTCCGGTAACGCCTAGCGTGATCAATTCGCCTTTTTGAGCCGTAAAAACCTTATCGCTAGCGGCGTTTCCTTTGGCCGTCGGCGCGTGAGACGCGATAAATAAGGCGTCATTGCTTTCGACTCCTAATTTTAAAGCCGTCGCGTCGCTAGGCTCTATAACTTCTAAATTCGCCTGCACTAGCGTTACGCCCGCCGGTAAAAACCCGACTTGGATTTTTTTCTCGCCTTTTTTAAGCTCCACTACCGTATTTATTAACCTAGACTGGTTATTTACTCTTTGCGTATTCATTTTTTACTCCTTGCTTGAAATAATGCCTATAACGCCGAAATCTTGTCCGTTGTAAGCGCTTTGCGAATTTTTCTTATGGGAATTAAACACCGCTTTGGCGATGCCTATAACCTTATCGATTCCCACCTGCGTTTTTCTGCCTAAATCCTGCGCCTCGTCGATGTAAATTTTCGGCGTATCGTTCATTACGTTACATATAGCGCTTGCGCCGAGCAACGCCCCTATACTCGTTTCTCTATCGCTTTTGCCGCTGTAGTCTCCTAGCGTCATAGCTTCGGCGTTACTGACGAAGGCGCTAAATTTATCTTGCGAGAAGTGGGACGTAGGAAGCCCGACGTTGTATTCGTTCCAGTTGCCCATATCTACGACGGCGCAATTATCTATCGTTCCTATAATGCCGGTGAAGATATTATTGTTTTTACCGCGCTCTCCGGCTTGTTTTTGCATCTCGCCCCACTCCGGGTCGTTTTTAAGCTGCTCGGCCTGATAACTATCTACGAAGAGTACGTAGGTTTCGTGGATAAAGGTAATTCCTTTTTCGGTTTTCATTTCAACCCTTAAAGGCGGTATCGCGAACGTACTTTCGCCGTTATAGCGGTAGCCGTTTTTGGCCATGCTGACTAAGCGCCTAACCGCTTTTACGTTTAGCGTATCGCCGGCTACGATATTAGCGCATGCGGCCTTTACGTCCGCCGCGCTCGTCGTATCGTAAAATCCGCCGTTTTTGGCTACGACGACGTTCGTAAAATTATTTACCAAGCTAGCAAACGTATGAGCCTGAACCCTATCTTTCATCCAGTCTTTTAAGCTATCTAGGCTTTCGGCTACGAAATCGATATTTTTTAACCTAGTATATTGAGCTATCTCGCTTTTAACGGAATTGCCGATAACTTTCGGATAAATCGTATTCGAAAAAATCTCGAACTCGTCCAAATTCGCGTTAAAGTCCGTATTGCCCGTTACGCCGTCTCCGCGCAACTTATCTTTTAAACGAGGAATATAAGGATCTAGCGTATTTACCGGATAAACCCTTATGGCTCTATTTTTGCCTTTTCCCATAAAAAAATCTAGCTTGCTCTCTTTCCAGTAGCCCGTTTCGATTTTTACCTCCACTTGTTTTTTTACGCTCGGATCGTCGAATATCCGCTCTAAATTTATTCCGTTCCAATTCGGCATTTTTACTCCTTAATACCTTGACGTAGGCAAGTCCGAGTCGTCGTAACCCGTACTTACGCTATCGTTATAGTCGCCTTCTATTCGTTCAGGCAACTCTCCGCCTTTGCTCTCGCCCCTATTCATAAGCTTATAAACTTCGTTAAGTCCGTCTAACCTAGACATCGATTTTATACGCGCCTGGTCTCTCGGACTTACGTCGTTTTCCAAATACTCGTAAATAGCTTTTACGTCCGCATCCGGATGAGCCGTTAAAAATTCTCTTTCTACGTCTCTAAGCATACGCTTTTGCTTTTTATCGTTAATACGCCCCTCCAAGCCTACTATTTTACTAACCGTCGGCGTAAGCTTTTCGTTTACGAAATCCTCTTTTAGCCTCTCGACTTCTAAGAAAAATTGCGTTTTATCCTCGGCGAAAAACAGCTCCTCCACTTCAGGCGGCATATTTTGCGCCATATATTCGGCAAAACCTCGGTCTATGGCTTGCTGACTTTGCTCTAGTTCGGCGTTAGCCGCGGCGTATTCGGCTTCGTCGGCCGACGTATCCAGTTCGTCCGCTTGAGGCTCCGACGGCGCTATTTGTCGTGCGTTCTCGTTCGGCATTATTTCTCCTTTTTAAAATTTTCGTTACTGTAACTATTTTAAAAAGGTAAAAAAAGGGCTTATAAAGAGGCGAAAAATAAATTTTGTTTTTTTGATACTTCAAAGAAATCGTCTAGGATATTTTTTAGCAGAAGAGGATTTGATAGTTTTTGTCTTTTAGCCTCTTTTTTAAATTTAGAATTTATATTTCGAGGTAGCGTAAATTTAATATTCGCGACTCCGTTATTTTTTGATTGATTTTTTCTTGTAGCATATTTTACTTTTTTTATAGGCTTCATAAATATCCTTTTTTTGCTTTAAAAAATAAAACCTTATAGCTCTCTCTACTATCCGCGATCTAGTTTGATTATCCCAATTCGCGACCGTCTCCAGCTTATCCAAAGTTTTGCAGTCTAGATAAAACGTTATTTCTCTTATTCTAGGCTTTTTACGCGTATTATAGTGGCTCGGACGGTTACTCATCTTTTGCCGCCTCCGAAATTAGCGCGTTTAGCTCTTCGTCGCTTAGCGCGGCCATATCGTTTGCGCTTAGCGCGCCGCCGTTGTAGTTTGCGATTTGAACTATCGTGTTAGGCTCTTTACCGTGAATAGAGCGTTTTAGCTCGCTAAATATATTTACCACGTCTTTACTGGCCGATATTACGGCGGCGGGCTTAGCGTTTTGATTTACCATCTCCTTTAGATTCGCCTTTGCTATAACGGCGGCCTGCGCCATCGATTTATTTATATAGTTGATTCCTAGCGCCTCTATTAATAGCTCGTCGGCTCTAGTTTCTATTATTTCATCGCTATAAGGCGTATTTTGCGCTTCGAATCCGCCCTTTATCTCGTTTATTACGCTTTGTTTGGCGTAATCTAGTTTTGAGGCTATAGCGGTTTGAACTAATTCGGTTTTGATTACGTCCGCGCCCGTTTTAGCGAATTTTCCCATTTGCCAACCCTCTTTTTTTATCCAATCGTAAAGCGTTCTTTGAGCCGTGCCGAATTTTTCCGCCACGTCTTTTACTTCGTCGTAATGCGTTTCGTAATACGTTCTAATCTCGCTTTTATCCTTTTTAGCCATTTTATATCCTCCAAGTTTTTTTTACGCCGAATCTAGCGTTAATTATCGGCGTTTTAGTCTCCGTTTTTTTCGGACTTACCGCGCCGGGCAAAATAAATCCCTTGCTAAGCGCGTCGATGCAGTCGTCTTGATTCGAGCTTTTAGCGGGGTTAAATTTTTCAAATTCGCTTTTTATTTGCTCTAGCCCCCTAGCGCCGCTTTTAAATCGCAGCTGCCCCGTATTAAAATACGTTCTCATCGCTAAAATTCCGTCGTTTTTGCTTATTTTTCTAAGCGGAGTAAACGCATTTACGGGATTTATGATTACGTCTTTATTCTCGCTTCTAAATTTTGCGTTTAGCTGCGTAATCTTTTTTTGAAGCAGCCTCGTTATGGTTATTCCGCCTCCGGCTTGCTCTATGTACGCGGGCGCGGTTTTATGCGCCATCATCATATCGACGATATTATCTATAAAAGCGTCTTCGTCCCACTTACCGTAAAGACAATCAAGCATTACGCAAAGTTCCCTATCGTTTTCGTCTATCGCCCACCCCTCGCATACGATAGCGCGATTGTCCGCGCTATCGCTTAGGCTTTCGGCGCTATCTACGAATATATATTCGCTCAAATTAGGCATTTCCCACTCGTTAATCGTACTAAAATTATTCATTTCAAATACGCCGCCTACGCTTTCGCTCGGATCTTGCTGATACTGCGCTTCGAACTCGGCATTCCCCATTTGCGCGCGCAAAGTTACCAAATCTTCTAGGTTATGCTTTTTAGGATGCAACGGCTCGTTAGCCGCTCTTTCGTAACTAAAATTATTATACGAATAAACCTGCGGCTTTTTATTTAGCGCTTGCAAAGTTACATTAGTCCACTCGTCTCCGCGCTCTCTTAAAAGCTCCCCGCAAAGATCGTTTTTATGCAGTCTTTGCATTATAATCACTATGCTCGCTTTTCTCTCGGCCGTTTCGTCAAGCCTACTTAAAAGCGAGTTCGTGAAGTAGTTGGATACCGTTTTTAACGCCGCCTTAGAATTTGCTTCGCTAGCCTTTAGCGGGTCGTCTATTAGGATCGTGTGCGCGTGAAATCCGGTAATAGCTCCGCCTATCGTCGTAGCATACAACCCGCCTCCGCTAGGCAACCGCCAATGCGACGTTTGATCTTGAGATAAATTTTCATGGCCGAACACGTTTTTAAACTCTATGCTTTTAAAGTAGTCTCTAGCCTCGCTGCTAGTTTGCGCCGATAAATCGTTTCCGTAGCTCGTATAAATAAATTTATGCCTATCGTTTTTGCCTATCGCGTAAGGTATAAACGTCCTAGCTATAATTTCGGTTTTTCCGTAGCTAGGCGGCATATTTAGCATAAGCCTCGTTATCTCCCCGCTTAAAACCGCTTCGAGCAGTTCGCATATATAGCCGATATGCCAGTTATTAAGAAACGGACGATTATAAAAGTATTTAAATTTATACTCTAAATGTCTATATAGGCTCCGCCTCGCTAACTCTCTTTGCGCCATTACCGCTTTTATAGCGTTTATATCGCTCATTGTCTAAAAATCCTTTAATGCTTTTTTTATCTTTGTTATACGTTTTATTTTTTCGAGTTCGTCTATATTTCTATCGTTTAAAGTTTCGTTAAGCAACCTATACAGCTTCTTTTTATAAAGTAGCCTAACGCTCGTTTGTAAATCCGCGGACGGTATTTGCAAAAGCAGAATCTCGCGAAGTTCGGCATTGCTTTGATCGTTTTTTACCGCCCGAAAAGCCTCTTTGCAGCTATAAAATTCTCTTTCGTCTAAAAATTTAAGTACGTAATCTTTATTTTGCGGATTCGCGCTCATTAATCTAATCACGCCCGCCTCCAATAAATCGTAACTTTTCGATATCGGTTTTTTATCTACCGTTTTTACGATTAAATCGTCCTCGCTTATTCCGTAACTATTTTTTAGATACTCGCCGTATTCGCGCCTTAAAAAAGAATTATCGATAAAATTTAAAAATCTCGCCGCCTCGCTTACTTTCGCGGCCCTTATCTCCAGGCTCGCTTCGTTAAAACCGCTTAAAATTTCATCGATGCGAAATTTAATAATCGGCTCCTTAACGGCGTTTATGATCTTGTCGCCTTCGCCGTTATTTACCGCTTCGGCTATATCTTTGCATTTGCTATCGACTTTTAAGATAGAGCTTTCGTACATTCTATTTAAAAGCAGTAGCTCGGCGGCTTTTCGTGCGGCCGCTTTGCCCGCCTTGTCTTTATCGAAAAATAACGTTACGCTAGCCCCGTATTTAACGATTTGGGCTAAATGCTCTTTCGTTAGCGCCGTTCCTAAAGTCGCTACGGTATTCTTAACGCCGATTTGATGAGCGGCTATCGCATCCATATATCCTTCGCATACTACGCACTCTCTGGTTTTGATAATATGCTCTTTAGCTAAGTCTATACCGTAAAGCAGGGACGATTTATTGAAAATAGCGCTTTGCGGGGAATTGATATATTTAGCTACGTCTTTTTTATCGCCCAGATATCGCCCTCCGAATCCTACGACCTTACCGGAGTGGGTTTTTATCGGAAATATCAATCGTCCGCTGAAGGCGTTTAGATTAAATTCCCGCCTAGTCTCAAAGCCGATATCATCCAAGCTTTCGCCGTATCCAAGCTCGAATTTTACGATACTTTCTTCGTTTATTCCGCGCTCTTTTAAATAATCTATTACTTTAAAAACGCCGTTTTTGTATCTATTTTTAACGTCCTCGAGCAAAGAGTAGTCTTTTTTAACGTATCCGTTTCCGCCGGTAACTAGCGAGAAATTTAATATCTCCGCTATCTCTTCGCACGTCGCTTCGAAATCTAATTTTTTATATTCGCTTACGAATTTTATAGCGTCTCCGCCCGCTCCGCAGGCAAAACAGTGATAAATTTGCTTGCTAGGGCTTACCGTTAAACTAGGCTTCGTATCTTGATGAAAAGGGCAAATCGCGTTAAAATTAGCCCCGTTTTTTCTAAGCGGCAGATATTTGCCTATCACGTCGACGATATCTATTCGCCGTTTTAACTCGTCGAGATTTCGTATCACTGCGTTTCCTTTCTTAGTTATTCGGGCTTTATCGCCGGGTTCGTTAGCTTTCCTTTGTTCTAAACCCTAGCGCGTAAAGCTGAGCTATCTCTACATTATCGCCTACGAACGCCTGCGCCTGCGCTCTCGTCATCCTCGTTTGACTAATATGCCATCCGTCGGACATTTTAAACTCCCAATACCAAAGCGCGTCATCTATCTTCACGTATTCTTCGCATACTTGATGTTCAGGTATTATCGCGCCGCCCTTAAACTCTATCCCCCCGTCTTCCGCATATCCTTTCACCGTCCATATATAGCCGTTATTCTCATCTAGCATCAACATTTGCGCATCTTTTTCTATCACTTTATCGCCTTCTTTAAATTTGCGCTTTTTGGGTTTTATGCGGTATTTATACATAACCCAATTCCAAGACGGGTCTTCTATGTCTCCCCATTCGTTCTTATCCGCATTGGCTATCTGTATTTGCTCGCCTCTTTCATAAGCCTGCATTACTTCGATCATTTCGTCTGTATTCATTTTTGTGTCCTTTATAACTTTTTCATAAGTTGCCTCAAAAATATCGGGCTTGCAGGGATAAATTTCACCTTTAACACCTTTAATAATATAGTCGCCATTATTGGCGCGCATCGTGCCTTCAAGAGTTTTTATATCCGCCTCTATTAGTTTTGAACAGTCTTCAAAAGGAGACTCTGGCTCATAATTGTTTTTAAACATCGTGACAATATTATTCTTTGTTATTTCACTCATAAACCAATCTGGCATAAAATCATGTCCTAACCTAAAAGCTTCAATCTCCACAGGTTTCTTTCTGTATGTCATTTTTTCTTTCCTTTCAAATATTCTCGATATAAAAATACGCTAGGCGTTGGCTATCCTCCGACCTTAACGTGTGCCCGCCGGTCCATATTTTAAATTTAATCTCTCTCATTTTTCACGCTCCTAATCTAAATTCTTTATTTTTTGCGAGCTTTATCCGCTCTAAAATCATTTTTACGACGTTTACGCCCATTGCGTTTCCGGCTTGCTTATACGCCTGCGTATCGGAAACTACGATTTTGAAATTCTCGGGGAAGCCTTGCAGGCGTAAACACTCCCTAGGGGTTAGCTTGCGTATGCGCTCGCTTTTTAGCAGATTATTTTGCTCAAAGCTATTTGAGCTAATCGTAGGGCAAGATTCAAACTCGCCGCCTTTATTAAACCCCCTTGACCTTTGAATAACTTTGGGCGTTTCTTGATTGTTCTTGGCCGTCAATAGTGTTGGGCTCACTCCGTCTGTATCATAAATTTGCCTTGCTCTTTTAAACGTAGGTATATCAAGCTCGCCGACGACCTTGATAAAAGTATCCGTCCTGCGGTGTCCCGGGTTTGTAGCGAGAGTGTCGGCGATATTCTCGTTTGCGTCTTTGGGGCGAAATTCCCCGTTAAATTTTGGATGTTTGCTGCGAAAATACGCCAAAGCCCTATCGCTCAAAAAGTATTTTTCATCTACTTCGCGATCTAGCATATCGCCCAAATTTAGCGTTAGCGTCGTTTTCGGGGCATAAGAAAAGGCGTGATATTCGTCCGCATTCAAAAACCCCACGACGTATAAACGTTCTCTGTTTTGCGGTATGCCGTAGTCTTTGGTATTCAAAACTTCGGCGTGGCAATGATAGCCTAGCCCGCGCAAAGCGTCTAAAAACCTTTGATAGCTTTTGCCTCCGTTTATGGATAAAAACCCTTTGACGTTTTCATAAACGAAAACATTAGGGCGAGCTTCGCTAACGACGCGGTAAAATTGCCATATCAGATTGCCTCTTTCTCCGTCCTCGCCTGCACGTTGCCCTGCGATTGAAAAGTCCTGACAAGGACTACCGCCTATCAAAATATCTATTTGCCCGGCGTAAGCTCTAGCGTCAAGATCGCAAACGTCCTCGTAAAAAGCTAGCGGGGCTTCGTGATTGGCTAGGTAGCTTTGGCGTGCGTATTTGTCTACCTCGCAGGCGAATACAGTCTCTACCTCGTCAAATACTTCGCGAGCGGCAAACTCGGGCGCGCCTATGCCTGAAAAGAGAGTGGCGATTTTAGGCATATTTACTCCTTTCAGATATTCTCGATATAAAAATACGCTAGGCGTTGGCTATCCTCCGCCTCTTTGCGATACTTCGTATCATAGCTCTTGTTTGCGATATACATTATTTTTTCTTTATTGCACGCGTAAAACTCGGCTAGTATCGGCGCTAGCTTACGTCCTTTGCGTTCGTTGGGCGCAAAGCGCAGATAAAGCAGATCGCAGGCTAGCTGCGGCGCGGTCGTGCCGAAGTTTTCTTTTCGCACGGCCGCTTTGTTATCTAGCGTGGCGGTTTGCAAATCTATGCGTTTGCCGGGTCTAGGACGAGTACGGCCTTTTGTTCTAGATAATCGAGCTTGACGACTAGATAATCGAGCTTGCGGCCTTTGGGTTTAATCCTGATAATAGGAAGTTTCATTTTTTCTCCTTTATAAATTCGCTAAATTTTGAAATATCGCTAAAGCTATAACTAACATAAACGCTAAAATAAACTTAATCGCTAGCTTTTTCATCTTGCACCTCTGCGTCGATAACGTCGTCCTCGACCTCGACCTTGATCTCGTTTAGACGGGACAAAATCTGCTGCGCCGACACGGCCTCGGGCGGCATGAGAGCTAGGCGGTCTAGCATCTTGTCGCTTCTGCCGGCTGAAAGCGTAGAGATAAATTTCGCTCGCTCAAAGTCGTCGGCGCTAACCATGCCCGTCTCTCGCTGCTTAGCTACGATACGGCGCGCCTCGCCCTCCATGATCTCGTAGCTAGCCGCTAGCAAGACGTTGTTTCGCTCGATATCTACCTTGGTGTTTTTAACCACCGTCTCGAGGCTTGACTTTTGCAATAAATTTCTAGTTTGCTTGTCCTCGCTCATAGCTAACGTTACCTTGTTTTGCAAGGCCTGCGCCCAGTTAAAATCCTTTTTCCAGCGATTTATCGAGCTGCTAGAACCCTTTAGTCCTAGAGAGTCTAGTTTGGCGGCTAGCTGCTCCTCGCTAATAGGTTTATAGTCCGTTTCAAACATCGCGCTATCAAGATATATCTCGAAGGCTTTTTGCTGCGTTTCGTTCATCTGTTTCATGATTTTCCTTTTTGTCTCGCGTGGCTCACAATCCTCAAAAAACCGTGAGCCACCCCAAACCCCTAAAATACGTAATTTTATAAACTCTTTGGCTCATAAGGTTAAACAACTTGAGCCAGCAGTTAAACCCGATTTTACCGATGTTTAATAGCTTAAGAATTCTCTTTGGCTCACTATTTTTTTATATATAGGTTATGAAAAAAATTTTTGAAAAACAAAAAACGATTTCAAACCGATATAGGGGCAAAAATGGCGAGATTGTGAGCCAACAGCATGCCAAGTCCCAAAAATACGGCTTTTAGTTGGCTCAAGAAAAATAAAAATCGTGAGCCAGAAGTGAGCCACCCAGATGTAAAACATCTATCAAACGCCCTAAAATAGGACGCTTTGTAGATATTTTTAGTTAAAATCATCGTGAGCCACAAAAAGAGATTAGTTTTCATCGGATTTTGCTCCACCGGCTTGATAATAGCTCATTTTATTTATTATGATTTCGCCGCCGTTTTCGATCTTTACGGTGTCAAAGTCGAGATTATCGCTACTAACCCTAAAACCGAAAAAGCACCTAGGCCTTTCGCCGACGCCTGCATAATTTACCGGCATTCGTTTTTGGCCGTAAGAGCAGTTAATACCCGCTAGAGTAAGCTCGTCGCGCAAAGCCTGGGCAAAGTTTTTTTGCGCTATAGGTTTACCACCTTTGTCGTTCATGTATGCTAGATAAATTTTATAAAGCGGTACCGACGGCACAAAATAATCCGCGTCCGCAACGATAGCGTCTTTGACGAAGGTGCGAAGCGGATTTACGCTATCTCTATAATCCTCTAGCTCTGTTTGCATACGTTTAGAGCGCGTAAATTTGTTTTGTTTGATGAGGCGTTTTAACCCCTCGAGCGCCATATTAAAAATACCCCCCAGCTCGTCGCTGAAACGATCGCTAAGGCCGCGTATCTTTTGATTATCTTTTACTTCTTTGTCAAATACGATAAGCAGCATGCGCCTAAATACGCCGTTATCGATGCCGCTTTTTGGCTTTTCGTTACCGGCAAATGCAAGCTTAGGCTTTTCGCTAGGAAGTAGCGAATAAGGCTCTTCGTTTTTCGGGTTTATGGTGATCGCGTCTTTGGTGCTAACGATAGCTTTTAGATTTGCTAGCTGTCCTTTGTCGGTGCCGTTTTTGTCGATCTCGGAGCCGATATTTAAAAGTTTGTTTGTTAACGCACAAAGCTGGTGTCCTTCAAACTGCTGAAGCTGGAGGGATGAGACGTTATCCTCGCCGAAAAAGTTTCGGATAGTATCTAGTATAACGCTCTTGCCGTTTGCGCCGCTTTTGCCGTAGAGGAATAAGAAGCTTTCAAATTCGTGGCTAGGCATAAAGCAGTAGCCGATAAACTCCATAAGCGTTTTTATGTCGTCTTCGTCGCTCATGATGTCGCGCAAAAATTTAGTCCACTTCGGGCATTTGGCCGAGGTATCGTAGTTAAATTTTAAGATATTCGTCGCGGCGTCTTTATAGTCGTGCTTTTCTTTAAAGGTGATGACGCCGTTTTTGCTGATAAATATAGTGCCGTTTAGCAGATTTATAACGCGGCGCGGCTCGTGAGCCTTGATCTCGTCTAAATTTAACGACAGGCTTGTTAGATCTTCTACGATTTTATTTACGTTTTCGCGACTCTGCTTTTTCTTGTCTACGTATGCCGCGGCCATCCAGTGCGTATGGATAAATTTAGCCAGCGCGTTGGCGTCGATTTGCATAAAGTGATTACTCGCCCAAACGTGCAAATTCTTTTTATATTCGCCCAGGCGATAGCCTAGCTTTAAAAAGGTCTGATTTAAACTCGCGACCATATCCGTTATGTGCGTTTGATGATAGTTCGTGCGCATAGTTTTGTTTATGCGGAAGGCATCGCTAAAGGCCTTTGAAAAACGCTCGAAATTTTGCTCCTCTTGATCAGTCAAAAGGAAACTTTGGATATAGGCTTTTTTAAATTCCTCGTATCTCTCGCCTGATTTTCTTTCCAGCTCTTTTGCGTTTTTTAACACTTCGTCGACGTATTTGTCGTCTAGCTCGCCTTTGACCGGGAAAATATTTATGAAGTTGCCTTCGATATCTTGCGCCATTATCTCGGCTTTGATTTGGCGAAATTCTTTGATAGGCAAATTTTGTTTTAATTTATCTAACTTTGCCGAAAGGTTCGGGAAGTATTCGCATATCTCGTCTATAACGACGTTCGTCGGTTCAAAACAACTAAAAGCGACCGTCTCGAGCGGACTAACGCCCTGAAATTTAAAGGCGAAGTCGTAAAGATAGTCGCTAATATCGTAGCCTTTTGAGAAGTTTTTGCCTATCATATAAAAGAGCACGATGCGGATACTTTTGGCGACGTCTTTTAACTCGTAAAATTTCTTGATAGCGTTTTCGTAGCCCGCCTCGTCGTGATCAAACCAGATAAAAACGTGTTTGTCCCTTAAAAGCTCTTTGTGTTCTTCCCAGCCGGCCGTTACGCCGCCTAAAGTTAGGGCGCATACGTCAAAGCACATCAAATTTAGCGCGTCTTTTTCGCCCTCGCAAATAACTACCTTATCGCCTTTGTAGTCGGCATAGAAATTTAGCGGGAACGGGCTAGCGTGCGCGCCGCTCTCGCCGATCCATTTGCCCGGCATCCTTTCGCTAGTTAACTCGCCTTTAGTCGCGTCGTAAGCGAATTTCTCTCTATATTTGATATTTACCGGCGCGCCGGCAGCGTCTCTAATGATGATAGCCAGGCTTTTATGCTCGAAGCTATAGCCGATAAGTTCGCGACTATACGCGTCGAAGTTATCGCTAGGCGTCGGGAATAGGGCCGAAATTTGATCCTTAATCAAATCGTAATTTTTAATCTTGCTTTCTACGAGCTGCGGAGCGGTTTTAGATAGCCTAAACTTAAGCTTGGCTTCCTTGTCCGCGCGCTCGGCGGCTTCTTTTTTCATGCGAGCTTCATTTTCGGCTTTTAGCAGGGCTTGGTGCGCTTCGTGGGCTTTCTTTTCCTCTTCGGTCATCTCTTTTGCGTTTATTGCATTTGGGATACCGAAATGATCGCAAACCCTTTTGGCCGCTTGAAGCGGCGAAATTTGCTCTTTTAGCTCGACGAATTTAATGATATCGCCGCTAGTATTGCAAGCAAAGCACTTGAAATACGCGCCGCTAGAATCGGAGTTAATGCCGAGGCTAGGGGTGGCATGGCCGTGATCGTGAAACGGACAAAATGCGTTGCCGCCTTTAAACTCGATACCGTAAACGCTCTGAATAAAATCTTTAAAATCGTGTTTCGATACCGTTTGTTTTATCGTTTGAAAAATGCTATCGCTCATATATTTGCCTATCCGACCAGTCTAAATTCTTTATTTTTTGCGAGCTTTATCTGCTCTAAAATCATTTTTACGACGTTTACGCTCATGGCGTTTCCGGCTTGCTTATACGCCTGCGTATCGGAAACTACGATTTTGAAATTCTCGGGGAAGCCTTGCAGGCGTAAACACTCCCTAGGGGTTAGCTTGCGTATGCGCTCGCTTTTTAGCAGATTATTTTGCTCAAAGCTATTTGAGCTAATCGTAGGGCAAGATTCAAACTCGCCGCCTTTATTAAACCCCCTTGACCTTTGAATAACTTTGGGCGTTTCTTGATTGTTCTTGGCCGTCAATAGTGTTGGGCTCACTCCGTCTGTATCATAAATTTGCCTTGCTCTTTTAAACGTAGGTATATCAAGCTCGCCGACGACCTTGATAAAAGTATCCGTCCTGCGGTGTCCCGGGTTTGTAGCGAGAGTGTCGGCGATATTCTCGTTTGCGTCTTTGGGGCGAAATTCCCCGTTAAATTTTGGATGTTTGCTGCGAAAATACGCCAAAGCCCTATCGCTCAAAAAGTATTTTTCCTCTACGCTCGTATCCAAAAAATCGGCCAACCGTCCGCAGCCGGCTTTAGGAGCGAGCGAAAAAGCGTGATATTCGTCTGCGTTCAAAAACCCCGCGATATACAATCGCTCTCTATTTTGCGGTATGCCGTAGTCTTTGGTATTCAAAATTTCGGCGTGGCAGTGATAACCTAGCCCTCGCAAAGCGTCCAAAAATCTTTGATAGCTTTTGCCGCCGTTGATCGACAAAAACCCTTTGACGTTTTCATAGACAAAGATGCTGGGGCGAGCTTCGCTAACCACGCGGTAAAATTGCCATATCAGATTGCCTCTTTCTCCGTCCTCGCCCGCGCGTTGTCCCGCGATTGAAAAGTCTTGGCAAGGGCTACCGCCTATCAAAATATCTATCTTGCCGGCGTAAGCTCTAGCGTCAAGATCGCAAACGTCCTCGTAAAAAGCTAGCGGGGCGTCGTGATTGGCTAGGTAGCTTTGACGCGCGTATTTGTCTATCTCGCAGGCGAATACCGTCTCTACCTCGTCAAATACTTCGCGAGCGGCAAACTCGGGCGCGCCGATGCCTGAAAAGAGAGTGGCGAGGGATATTTTATTCATCGTCAAGCTCCGCAAAAAGGCTATTTTCTTTAATAAATTTTTTTAAAATTTCCACGACTTCGCGTGCGAAATCTGGGTTTTTAAAGCGAAAGCGACGAAAATAAAAGTAGATCGCAGCCTTGTTTTTGCCCGTGCGTTTGGCTACGTAGTCCGCAAGCGCGCTTTCGTTTGAGGCGCATTCAAGAGCCTTGTAATACCAATCGGCAACCTCGTCGAAGTGCGGGCAAAGGTAGTTTTGCTTCACGAAGAGGGCATGCTCCAAAATCAAAAAGCGGTCATGCCTGTCATGCTTGCGATCCAAATAACTTAAATTTTGCAGATTTTTCTTGCATGTTTGCAAAATAGAAGCGTGATCTACGCGCACGTAATCTCTAGTAACGCCTAATTCGTCCACGGACTTATATCCTCTTATCGCTTTTAACTACGTAGATAACGGCTAGGGCCATCATCATCCCGAACGCGAACGAACCCGCGCTAATCATAACTACGGAAATCGCTAAGGTTTCAGACATCGTTTATCCTTTTTTCGTAAAATTCACTCTTTTAACTCCTTTGGGATATAATCAGGCTGCAAAACAAAACCCAACCCAAAGGAGCTAAAGCAATGAACGAAATATAAGATCTTTTTAAAGAACCTCGTCCGAATCTGAACCTCTCCGGACGAAGATGGTTATTTATGATGAAAAAGACCTAAATCTCGGCACCTTTCATTCTCTGGCGCAGTAATAAAATACCCATGCAAGGCACATATAATAGCCTCTCTAGCAATAGGGGAAAAGTTGTTTAACTCTTTTATAGATTCGTAAAGAAACAGTGATGCAGACCTAACGCCTGATTCTCCTTTTTCTTGGGCTTTGTCTTCCACGTTTTTCTTGCTTTTCTCATCGTACATGCTAAAGCCTGCACCGTCTATCCTGGCTACGACGTCTTCTGGAATTTCGCCATCTAGCTTGTCTATAAAAGCAACAAGATTATTTATAATAGCGGCTGTTCTGGGTACCTTATCATAACGTAGCATTTTCTCAAGAGTAGTTTTGACATCTTTAATGTTTTTATTTACAATTTCCGAGTAGACAGAATTAAGCTCTAGTTTTCGTTCTAATGCATTTATTTTTCTAGCTTCCAATAGACTAGACTCAATATCGCATTTGTCCGTCTCTACATTTAAAAATCTTCTGATGGCCTCTTGTTTTTCAAACTCAGACATCGCTTCTCCTTTTATTAAAAATTTCGCCTTGTCCTTGATATATCCAGTTTTGATTGAGGTCGTACTTTTCGGCGAGCTTTATTACCCACTCGTATGGGATAAGTTTGCGGCCGCGTTTGACCTCGTTATAAAAGTATTTCGTAGTTTCAAGTAGTTCGCAAATTTCCGCGAGATCTAGTCCAAAAATCAGCCTGACGCCCTCGAGCCTGTCGCCGACCTCGCTTAGAGCTATATAATCGCTCAGCTTCGGTTTCATAAATAGTCCTTTTTTAGCTTAAAAAAGCTATAATCTAGGGTAAAAAATCAAAACTTTTAACTTAAGGCTTATTTTTTAAAGCCTTTAAATCAAAAGTTTTGATTTAATGTGTTGTAATTATATAACAAATGTTATAAAAATGTCAATAGAAATTATAACATATTTTTCTTAAAGGAGACAAAAATGACTGTCAGAGATGAGTTGAACGACTTAAAATTTCGTTTGAGGCTGAAGACGGACGAAGAGTTGGCGGTAGTTTTAAACACTTCAAAAGCATCAATAGATAGGTGGATAAGCAGAAAAGAGATACCGCAGAAGTGGCGCAGGATAATAGAGATGCAATTTAACGGTATAAACGTATCAAACGGGCATTTTATAAACGGCAACAACGTCAGCGTGGGTAACTATCACATAGGGCAAAGCTCGCCAAAAGGCGAAGATATCGAACTTATAAACGCCATAAAAGAAAATGATCCGAATAGGGTATATATAGATTTGGAAGATTTAAAAAAACGCTTGTTTATAAAGACGAATGATGAGTTTATGAAAATTTTTCAAATAACGAGAGAAGACATCAAAAAAATCCCGGCTAGCGGAATACCGCAAAAAATAGCCGTTGCGGCGCATGCAATAGAGCGAATAATACACGGTATCTTGCTGGATCCGGGCGAGGCTACCGGGCTGAGCGAGTACGGCCGTATAAAAATAGAAGGCGGAACGCGCGAGCTAGTGGGAGACGATATAAAAATAGCCTATCTGCTAGCTTATGCAAATAAAGAGTTTAAACAAAACGTTTTAAAAAAGCTGGAAGCTTTTAGAGAGCTTTCTAAAATTTAAGAAACAAACAATTTATAGGCTGCTAAAGATTAAAAAATGATAAAGTATAGCTATTGCGAGCAAAATGGGTAAGTCTTTAAGCAATGACAACTGTTCTCATAATTTTGCTATATCTTTTGTCTTGTGGCTTTTTTATACTCGGCTACATTGTATTAAAAAAAGAACAACATGATAGCGGCTATATTTTTTTAATTATTTCAATAGCTGTTATTACTATTGCGTTATGGTATGCAAATAAAGTAGAGGAAGAAGAAATAAAACTCGAAAAAAATAATCTAAGAAAAACTATTTGCGAATTACAAGAGGCGATAAACGAAAATCTTAAATATGAGCATATTCTGCCAAAGAATGACGAATATAAAAAGCGTTGTAATATCCATTTGTATGAATTAGCAAAAGAAAAATACAGTCAAGAAATAATTAATGATGACGACGATATAAACGAGCTAAAAAGAAAAATAGCGATATTTAAAAATTTTAGAGAGCAGCAAAATAGAATATTTAAAATAGCATATACGTTAATGAATGAAAATAAGGAGTTAGTAGAAAAAGTAGCCGCTATCAACGTAGATTTCTTTATAGAGGAAAATAATATTCCTATATTAAATTTTAGAAATTTTGAACTAGTGGATCGATCTGTTTTGTTGACTGGTCTATATTATTATGATAAACGTTTTTGGGGGATTAATGATAAAAGGCTTGATTTTATAATTGAAAAAAATGATATACTCAATATACTTTTAAGACAAAAACTAGAATTAAATCAACAGTATTTATCTCCATGTAAGCATAAAATAAGAATGGCATATCTAAATCCAAGTAAATGTCCTATATGCCAGAAAGATTTCGATAATTTTTTGATAAAAAATGATCCAAAAAGATACCAACAAAAAATTTTAGACGAATATGAAAACGAAAGAGCATTTAGGAAGCCTGAAGAGATAGGCGCTAGATACGAAAGATACATAGGATATTTATACGAGATAAACGGATACAAAGTAGAGTATAACGGTATAAAAATGGGCAAAAAAGACGATGGAATAGATATAATCGCAACAAAAGGGCGAGAACTAATAATCATACAATGTAAGTGGTATAAGGAAGATAGCCAAATACACAGCAATACGATAAGGCAATTAAACGATAATTTACACGAGCGCACGGCCGATAATCCGAATAAAAAGGTCGTAGCTCGGCTTTATTCTGCCTACGACAATCTTGACGAGCAGGCACGTGCGAGGCTGTTAAAAACACAGATAGAGCATATTGTATTGCCGTATGACAACGAATACCCAAAAATAAAATGTAATATTAATGACGATAATGGAGAAAAGATATATCATTTACCTAGTGTAGGCATGTATGATTACATAAAAATAAATGTAAATAGAGGCGAATTTTATGTAAAAACCATAGAAGAAGCTGAAAAATTAGGTTTTAGAGGCGTAAAAAAAGAGTTAAAGGCGATATATGGGGCGCAGCAAACTCAGGCGGCGAAAGAGCAAAACGAACCGAGTGAGGATGATGCGGAAATGGAATCGTTAATAAGCGGCGACGTGTGATGGGTCGGCGTAGCCGAAGGCGTGAGCTGTGGGCGGATAAAAAAACCGTAAGGCCTGAAATTTGGGAAAAACTATATAAAAATAAAATTTCAAAGGAGAAAAAATGGAAGAAGAAAAAAAGATTTTAGATCGGATTTCGGAGATACTTAAAGATGAAAATAAGGCAAAGGCACTAGAGGCTGTTTTGAATGTTGCAAATATAGAAGATGTGAAGACCTTAAAAGAAGTATTGGACGATTATAGGACAATCAACGAAGAAATAAATGGGGTGTCTTTGCAGGATAAGGTTAATTACGTTATTGAATCGCGTGTGTTCGGGCAGTTTTATGAGTTGCTACAAAGCGAAGATAAGCGCAATGCATTGCAATTGATTTTAAATGATTTGATGAACGCTCAAATAATACAAAAAATACAAAAAATTGAAGAATACCATAATATTTTATATGGAACTAATGGTGAGAAGGATTGTGTCAAAAAACTTAATGAAGCAATTGAGTATATTGAAAACAGTAAAGTTAAGGCTGAAGAATTGGCTGAAGGCGTTCAAGATATTGGTAAAAATTTAGAAGAAAAATACAATAAAGTATTCGAGGATGTAAAAAAGATATTGCCTGGAATAGCGGCGGCAGAATTAGGAGAATCTTTTAGGGAACAGAGAGAAGATACTGAAAAACATTTAAGAGTATGGAATATAATTTTTACAATATCTAATGTAGTGTTTGTTGTGATATGCCTTTTATATTTTAAAATAACGTTCAATAAGGATTTTAACTTTAATAACTTTTTAGAAGCATTACCAATTTGGGTTTTTAGTGGATTTTTTATTTATTATTCTACAAAGCAAATATCTGAATACAAAAGAATAGCAACTGAATATAGGCATAAAGAGTCTCTAAGCACGGCATATATAGGCTGGAGAAAAGAAGTGTACAGGCAAGATGGAGAAGAAGATGAAAAAAGAAAGCAAAAACTACTAGATATGACTTTTGATGCTATAAAAATAAATCCTAGCGATAAAATAGGTTCATCTGGAGGCAATATACCAACTTTGACTTTTTTGGAAGGGATTGTCGATGCGCTGCCTCTTGAGCTACTAAAAAATCTTCATGACAAGATAAGTAATATGCTTAATATCGCAAAAAGTTAACGACTTTATACGTTTTTTAGGAAACTCATAATCTAAACTATCCGCAAAAAAGCGGAGAGTTTAGATGGATAATGACTTAAATTTAATCGAAAAAGCATTTAGAGATCTTGAAGCCCACAAAGATAGATTTTTAAAATGCGAAGCGGCGTTTCTCGCCACATACAAAGACGACAAGCGAACTAGCAAGCTCAAAAACTCCGAGCGCAGCCGTTCTAAACTATATGTCCCTCTAATAAAAACTACCGTTTTTATCATACATGCGATATTTAAAACAAGCTTTATGAGCGATCGCTGCCCGATCGAGATCACTCGCGTCGGACGCAGAAGCGATAACGATCTAACCTTGCAAAACGCGCTTACGGCGGTACTCAAAAACCGCTGGAAGAAAAAAGAGCACCGCGTAGGACTCAGTAAAGCTGTATTAAGCGCGCTATACTTGCCGCTAGGCATAGTAAATCTTTTTTACGACAAAGAGCAAGGCGATATCGCTACGCGCTTCATCCCCATCACAGATCTAGCCTTCGACAAATACGCAAGCGACATCAACGACATAGAATACGTCTGCTACAAATGGCGTCAATCCGTGCGCCAGGTCGAAGAAAAAATCAAAACGAAATTTTACAAAGGCAAAGATAAAGATCTCATCCTGGACTCAAAGGTAGAGTGGAGCCAGAGGGTGCAGATGAAAGATATCTACAAAAAGGTCTATGTAAACGGCCGCCAGATGTGGGAGCTAAAGAGCTTTGCTAATGATTTTTTGGTAAGAGAAACCAAATTTTCGACTCTGCCGTTTCACTTCGGCTACTGCATAGACGCGATGCCTAGCGTCGAGGAGAGCATGCGCGAAAAGGAAAACGCCGTATACGGCTCGTGCGTGCCGGAAATCGTCAAAGAAATCCAAGAAGAATACAACATCAAGCGCAATCAAAAAATCGACATCACCGAAAACCAAATAGATCCGTCGTTCGTAGTGGATAAAACCAGGGGCGCGGTGGCGGTAAGCGACGTGATGGCGAGGAAAAAGGTCATCAGGGTGGAAACGGACATGGGCGCTAGAGTGAGCGACGTGATAATGCCGTTTCCCGTGCCGCCTACGTATCAGCTAAGCGAAGAGATAAATATGCTCGGCAAAGAGTACGAAATAGCTACGGGCGTAAATAGCGTAATGACCGGGCAAACCAGCCCGAGCGATCGCCGCGCTATGGGCGCGCTACAAACGGTAAACGCCGCAAGCTCGATGAGAATAGAGAGTATGATGCAAACTCTGCTAGAAACTATGCTCTCAAGCTACGCGCAGCACTTCGTAGAGCTGCTGTACCGCTTCGTAAGCGACGATGAATTCGTAAAAATCACCGAAGACGAGAGCGTGATAGACGCGATCGGCACGCTCGCGCAAAGAAAGGCGAACCGCTTAGACTTTGACATTTCCGTAAATTTCGGCACGACGATAGCAAACGAAGTAAAAATCAATCAACTAAACGGGCTGCTGGGCGTGCTAGCCCAAAATCAAATAAGCTCGCCGCAAATAACGGGCGAAATAATCAAAGAGGTGTTAACTCTGATCCTGGGCGAAAACGCTCCGATAGAGCAGGTGGACGAGGCTATGGCTCAGATGTCGGCGATGCAGGAGGCGGCGCAAGCTCAGGCTATAGAGCGGGCGCAAATGGCGCAGGAGCAAGCGGAGCAAGAAGATCAGGCGCAAAGCGAAGTTAGCGAGGAGGAGATAGAGATGGCGGCTTTGGCAAACGGCGGAGTGTAGATATGGGTACCGTCTTGAAATTTTATACTTTTTTTAGGACGCGGGTAAATAAAATAATAAAAATTTTAAAGGAGAAGACATGCCATATAGGGACAAATACGAGGTTTTGGGCGTTATCATCGCTTTGGCTACGAACGGGCTTAGCGTTTACAGAAAGGGCGATGACGAAGGGCAGATTAGCGGCGGAAGCATCGGCGACGTCGTGGTTAGGGCTAAGGGCGAGGATGGCTTTGCCTCCGTGAGCGTCATAGACGAGCGGGAGTGGGAAGCTATGCCGCAAAACGAGGCGGCCGAGGCCGAGATGAAACAGGCCGCGTCTAGCGCAGAAAATCTAGCTCCCGAGCTAGCTAAAGCCAAAAACGAGATCGAACGCTTGAAGGCTGAAATTTTAGAGGCCAAAGGCGAGGCCGAGCGTTTTAAAGAGGAGTGTGCAAATTTACAAGACCAAATAAGCGCTGCGGCTGGTGAAAACTTAGCTTTATCACAAAAAATTCAAAAGCTTGAAGCTGAGAATAAAAAGCTAAAAGAAGCGACCAAGAAGGAGGACAAAAATAAGGCTGATAGCGCTCCTAAGACAAATGAGTCGCAACAAGGTTTAAATTTAGGAGGTAATGAATAATGTCAGATATCTATGACCAGGATTTAGAGGGGCTTGCGGCCGCAGAGGAGACGCAAACGCAAGAAGCCGAGGCAGCCGTAAAAACCGCAGCAAATAAGCCACAGGTGCAGGCGGAGGCCAAAGCGCCCGCGACGGCGCAGCTTGACGACTCCGTAAAGCTCAATAAAGAAGAGTATGCGGACTTTCAAAGAATGCGTCAAGCTGCGCAACTTTCGCAGATGGAGACGGATTTTAGGAAGAGTTATCCTGATTTCGATATGAAAAAAATCACAAACAAAATTTTAGAAATCGATGAGAAAAATCCCGGCGCAGGCGATGCGCTGCTAAACCCGGTCGGGTTTGAAAACGTCTATCTAAAATTTTTCCACGGCAAGGCACAGGAGCAGACGGAGGATGAATTCGACATAGCGCGAGGAACGGGCGGCGGCGTGAGCGTAAAAGAGCTCATCGGCAAGATTAACAAAGGCGAGGCTAGCGATAGCGAGAAGCGGGCCTTTTATTCAAGATTCTTTTAAGGAGTAAAAAATGCCGGTTAAAACTGGATTAATGACGACGGAAGAGGCGTTTGGAAGCTCAGGCGCTCTTTTAGAAAAATCAATAAAGCAAATAGGGTGGGAGACGACTCCTTTTTATAGTGCGATTTCGCTTGGCGCCCCAATAGATAGGACGTCAAGGGCAGCCATGGGGCACAAGTGGAGCTACGACGAGTTGCCGGACGGCGATCTAAATAACGCCCACGCAGAGGGCGGGCCGAAAGCGGCTGCGAAGTATTATACTGGCGGCAGCCTAACAAATCACTTTCAGATAGTTAAAAATACCTACGGCGTTTCCGGCTCGCAAAAACCTACGACCGATACGCAAGGCAAGGATAGCCTAGCAAAGCAGGGCGAATTTAGTTCGGTAGAGCATAAAAAGTCTATCGAAAAGATCTTACTCTCCGGTCAAACGGCGGTTCAGAGGGTTAATGGCGGCGGCTCTCCGGCAGTGGGCAAATGCGGCGGACTTAAGAGTTTTTCTACTGCTGCCAATACGATCGACGCAACGAATACCGATCTAACGATGCAGATGATAAGAAATCTGTTTAAAATCGGCTGGAGCAAAGGTAGACCGTATGAGTTTATGATGGTAAACGACAAACAAAACGATAGGTTGCTTGACATCCTAGACAAGATTAAGCAGGCAAACATGACCGAAAAATATCTAGAGAGCGAAGTGCTAGCGGTAAGAAACACATACGGCCACGTAAAAGTACTGCTAAATCCGTTCCTTGATCAAAACGAAATTATCGCCTTTAGAAGCGATGATATATTCAAGGTGAATTGGCGCCCTATGGAAGTCAATGAGCTGCCGACTAGTAACGACGCGGTCGAAAAGGAAGTGTTGAGCGAATTTACCCTTCGCGTATGTACGCCGGTGGCATTTGCTTGGCTTAAAAATTTAAAGGTATAAAATGAACTATGAGGCGTTTTTGCAGCGTTTAAAAATATCGACAAGGGGGGATATAAAGCTCCCCGATTTTGTAGAGCTTAAGTCTCTTGTGCAAGAGACGGCGACAGATATCGTGCGCGCAATAACGCCTCTTGAAATGATCGAGATAGATCATAGAAATTTTAAGGTCGAATATCATATAGACGCAAGACGTTTCGTGAGGAAATTTAACATGCCTGATAATGAAAAAGGCGAGGTTGATTTTCTTGACGAATCGCTTTTAAATGCGCTCGTTTACGGAGTAGCTAAAAAAAGGGCGCACGCCGAGTTTTATGCGAAATACCATAAATTTTATCTGCAAAATTTGTGCGAATACGAACTAAACAACTTCGACGAAAGAGCTTATGATTTGACCGAGGCTCTAAGGGTAAAGGGCTATCTAAAACCCTATAAAATAGATTATGCGCTAGATCCTTACTATTCATGGGACGAGAATTTTATAAAAAGGCTAGATTACTATATGGCCAATATCGTTTACGGAGTAAACGACGATTTACGGCACCCGGAAAAAATTTTAAATAGCGACGAGTCGGGTTATAGAAAATTTATATATCTTTTTATCGCTTATCAAAACGGCGAGCATACCGATAGAGAGGATTTAAGGGCGCTCGATAGGCTGATGAGTAAGCAAATTTTAGGGGAGTAAAAAATGGCGGATAAAGAATTCACGCAAATTTGTAAGGAAATTTTGGGCGTCAGTAAAAGGCTTGAAAAAATAGAGCCCGATGAGCTGAGAAAAATAAAGGCCGATATTGAACAAATAAGCGCAACGATCGCAGCGCACAAGGCGTCATTTGATGCCAGTAAAGAAGATTTCGACGGGAAATATAGCGGCATAACGGAGATTATAAATACGTTTAACGAGTTAAAAACCCAAATAGAGCTGGTTTTAAAAAGCGGAGTAATCAATGACGGAGTCGAGACGAGCGTTTCTACTTTTTCCTCTAAAAAAATAACGGAACTTTTAAACAAGGCAAAATCGGTAATAGAAGAAAAAATCGTTACGTTATCTAAAAGCGGCATAACCGCTTGGAATACGACGCTAGAATATCCCATAGACGCCGTAACCGTTTTTAACGGAAAACTATATCGGGCTAAAACGCAAAATACGGGGAAAAAGCCTAGCGAAAATCAAGACGAATGGGAGGCTATCGCCGGCGAGAAATGGAGCGAAAAAACGTTTCAAAAACTTACCGACGCGATCGACGCCTACAATAAGCAAGAAAGCGACGAGAGGTATGCTCAAAAATCCGACGTAACCGACGGCTTAAAAATAGGCTCATATTTGCTTTGGAGCAGTCAAAGCGTTACGCCCGCGGGCTTTCTTGTTTGCGACGGACGAAGTCTAAAAAAGAGCGAATACGCCGAGCTTTTTACCGTCATCGGATATACATACGGCGGAAGCGGCGATAATTTTAACTTGCCAAATTTCGCCGATGGTAAGTTTATGAGGTCAATAGGCGGCAATGCTGCCGCTTTAGGGCAAGTTCAACAAGATGAGATTAAATCACATACGCACGGCGTTGGTCAGCAACCTGGAATAGGCCAATCAAATAATGGCGGTAGTGGTCCATTTGCAGGTAGCAATAATCACATACAATCAGGAGCAACAGGTGGCAATGAAACAAGACCATACAATATGGCGGTAGTAGTGCTTATCAAAGCCAAAGAGGTAAAAGAGCCTAATGCAAATCAAATAGACAAAAGCATCTACGCCACGGAGGCTAAGGCTGGTATAACGAAACTCAAAAACAGCATTACGGGCAAAGCCGAAGACGTAGCCGTAACCGAAAAGGCTATCGCGGAAGCGTTTGCATGCGCCAAATCCGAAAACGGCTACACAAGGTTACCAAACGGGCTTATATTGCAGTGGGGGACTACGACTGCTACGAAAGTTACTTTCCCTATCGCTTTTAACAAGCGGTTAAACGTCTCGCTGACTTCCGCGGAAAAAGAGGGCGAATTTGCGGTCTTTATCGCAGACGAAGCCCTTATAGAAAACCCTAGTAATACGGGGTTTTCTATACAAACAACGCGTATCAAAGGAACTCCCGGCGACTATTTTAAATTTTATTGGATGGCCATAGGCTATTAAAGGAGAAAGAATGAAATACGTACGTTACGACGAAAAAACAAAAGAGATACTAGGTTACTACGACGATGAAATTCATGAGAGCATACCGACGCCGAATTTTGAAATTTCAAACGACGTCTGGCAAAAAGCCCTGAGCGAAAACGCAAACATCGCGGACGCCAAAAATCAAAAACTCATAAGAGTGGAAGTCGAGCAAGAAAAGGACGAACTAGCCGAGTTAGACGAAGCAATCAAAGAAGCCGAGGACGACATCCGCCGCGCGATACTGATCGGCAACGATGCCGTATTACCCGAGTTGCGCGAGGAATATAAAAAACTACTAGCCGAGAAACAAGCCCTAGAAAAAGGAGAAAACAAAGATGAAAAAGAAAACTAAACGCTGCGAGATATGCAGCTCAAAGCTAGACAAAAAAGGCGATTGTCCTTGGAGCGGCTGCCCTGCAAGCCCAAAATACCAAGAGGGAAAGAAAAATGAAACTGACGAAAAAACAAAAGCTACAAATAGCTAAAAATGTAGCTATCGAGCTACCGATCGAGATATTGCATTTTGTTATCGTGCCGTTTGCACTCCTAGCCTGCGACGAGAAAAGCGAGAATTTGCCCAAGTGGGCGGCGTGGTTTGACGAAAACGACTACGGCATCAACGGAGACGACGGCTGGAGAAACGAGCATTTCCCGAACGGCAAAAACCGCACGTATTGGGCGAGGCTTTGCTGGCTGTACCGAAACCGCATAGGAAATTTCAGCGCGAAGTATCTGGGCGTCAAAGTCGAAGACATCGACGCAAACACCGTGCGCGCGATAGGCGATACGCTAGCGACCTACAACAAAGGGGCAAAAAGCACCGAGTGCCTAGTGTCTTGCAAAATGAAAGACGGGCGCGAGCGTTTCGGCTACTACCGTGAAATCAGATACGGCAAATCGAAACGGTACTGCCGCATATATCTTGGTTGGAAGCTTATGGACGTCGTCGGTATGCGCGAGGATAACAAAGCGCAGTATCTCGAAGTGAGCGACAAAAAAACGTTAAAAACCGTTTGGGCGATCAACCCGATCAAGAGGATCAAATGAGCTCGGCGGTTAAATTTTCGATCGTTGCGGCGGCCATTTTGGTCGTCGTAATCGCCGTAAAATTGCTAAAAGGAGCATAACATGAATTTCTTAAACATAAAATTTTTAATAAGCGTCGGCATCGTAATTCTTATCGCTCTTGGCGGGGCCGGTTTTGAGATATGGCGGCTAAACGGCACGATTGAAAGCCTAGCCGCTCAGCTTCAAGAAGCCAAAAAAGAGATAGTGATAAAAGATGCAAAATTTCAAATCGCAACTTCCAATCTTTTTGAATGCAATGCAAAAATCGAGCTGCAAAACGCCGAATTTGAAGCGCTGGAGATAAAAAAGCAAGACGCAATCAAAGAAGCCAAACAAGCAAAAGCGAGGTTTG